AATGGATAAAACAGTTGCTATTGACTATCTTAGTGATAGTGATCTTCTATATCAATCGCCATTTTGGGTAGGAATGCTTGTCTTCGAAACTACACGCATGGCAGTTGGATGGCAAAATCCATTTTTTGCTAAAAATAAATCAAAGGCATTTCGTCTAAAAGAAGATTATCAACCAGGTAATGTTTTTGGATATGATGTTGATAAAGTAACAGAGTTTCTATATGAAAGTGAACTAAGTAATGGTCGTATTGCGATGCTTGCTGTTGCGGGTATTATGGGTAGTGAACTTCTTACTGGACAATCATTTTTTTAAATATAAGATTATTTAATATAAATTAAATATTTCTTCAAAATTAGTAAAAAGTTTACATTTATCATAAATTAAATATAAGTTTCCATCATTATCCCAATCACATACTATAACTATTATTTTTACATTATTTTCCATTGCTTTTTGAACAGCATCTTTATATATTTTATCATTATTAGAAATCATAAACTTATTTATATCATTTCTTTGAATTACATAGCACATGTAACACTCAGTTATTTCTTTGCTACTATTATCTTCACTATTATTTTGACATATTTGAGAAAGTTCTTCAATATGTTTAAAAGCACGTGGACTTACTAAATCTGTCTTTTTTTTTCTATAACCATCAGGAAAATAAGCAATATTATTTTCTTGAAGTGGAACTGATTTTACTTCTAAGATAAATTTTCTATTATCTTGTAATTCACCAGCAAAATCAAAACGAGATTTATTGAATGTTACTTGTTTCTTATATTTTTTGATATTTATTAAATTACTTAACAAGTTATTTTCAAAAACTAATTCAACAATTTTCTCTCCATGTGATGGATCTATTCCCACCAATGAATTATTATTTTTACTATCAAATGAAATTATTGATCTATAGCTACATTTAATTTTTTCATTATTTAATGGCATTCCATATACTGTTGATTCTTTTTCACATAATCCACAACAACCCAATGATGGTGTATGTATCATAAATTCATTTTTTTGTGAATCATCATGAATAATAGCATCTCCTACGTAAGGAGTTTTACAAACTTTTGATGGTCGTTTTATAATTTCTATTTTTTTCAAATTATTATATGACAATAACAAGATTTTCATAAATAATAATATAATTTTCAATTTAAATTATATTATTTTTGAACTTTATATTATTTAATAAGTTTTTTATCAATTTTTCTTGAAAAATAAAAAAAGTATAAGAATTAATATCATAAAAAATACAAATTTTATTGTATTAAATATGTCATTTGCTTTCATTAATCCTTTTAAAAATGAATTATTTGAATCATTTATTTTTCTTCGAAAAAATATAGAAAGTAGTGTTATACTAACAATAATCACTATTCCAATTAAATTCGCCATATATATATAATTATATTTTCTATATTATCTATTAGATTTTTATTCACTTTATCAACTATAAAATTATTATTGTCTATTAATTTTTTTCTCAAAACATATAGTTCGTATAATGATTTGTTATTTAAACTATAATGATGTAATGGTAACAAACTAGTATTGTAATAATTATAATAAGCTTTCATTATTCTATTATTTAAATATATTTACAATAAAGTATATTTATATTATTTTATCAATTTTGTTAATATTATTATAATTATAATTTCACTTTAAAAGAAGTCACAATATAAAATATTGAACTTCTCTAAATCTCGTTTATCAATTGTATTTTTCTTTAATAATAATTTTGCCAAGTCTGTAAAATCATGAATATTATTTTCAATAATATCTACGGCAGCGCTTAAAGCGAATTGAATTAATGAGGCAACTTCTCTATCTATCTTACTCTTTGAATATTCACTTAATTTACTTCCTCCATTTGCTAGTTCTCTACCTAAAAATGGTTGATTACCGGCTGTTGTATCAATAACACCTACGTTATTATTGAGACCAAATAAATTGATATATTGTCGTGCGATTGAATCAGCTTGTTTTAAATCTCCTGAAGCACCAGTTGTAATATCTAAATTATCAAATTTTTTGAATAATTTTTCATCATGATAATTTGTCGGATCTAGATTATGTTTTCTTTTAAATAAAATTATTTCTGCCGCTCTTCCTCCTAATGCTACAATTAAATTAGCTAGCATGTATTTTTTTGTTGGATAGCTCTCATATTGCTCTTTTGGTGTAAATAATGTATAACCTCCCGCGCCACCTTTATTAGCATTAATTGTTACTTTTCTAACATCATAAAAATCATTAAATAATTTTGCCATTATTGTATGTCCGGCTTCATGATAAGCAACTAATTCTCTAATATCCTTATTTTTTGTTTGACTCTTAGATGGTAATCCAATTGTAATTTTTTCATATGCATCTAACATACATTTTTTATTAATTTTTGTTAAATTGTATCTAAGCGATAAAATTGCTGCTTCATTTGCTAAATTTTCTAATTCTGCTCCAGAAAATCCACCTGTTAATAGTGAGATTTCATCAAAATCTACACTTTCATCATAGTTTTTATTTCTAAGATGAATATTTAAAATTGCCTTTCTTCCGTCTCCATCTGGTAATCCAACTAATACTTTACGATCAAAACGTCCAGCTCTTACTAATGCCGAATCTAAAATATCAGCTCTATTTGTTGCTCCTAATACAATAATTCCCTCTGATTTATCAAAACCATCCATATTTGTTAAAATTTGGTTCAATGTTTGCTCCCTTTCATCATTCCCAGAATTAAAACCTGTTCCACGTTGTCTTCCAATAGCATCTATCTCATCAATAAAAATAACACATGGTTTGTTTTCATTCGCAATTTCAAATAAAGATCTTACACGCGCCGCACCAACACCAACAAACATTTCAATAAACTGAGACCCACTTACAGAAATAAATGAAACACCAGATTCACCAGCAACTGCTCTAGCTAATAATGTTTTTCCAGTTCCAGGAGGACCTTCTAGAAGAATACCTTTTGGAATTTTAGCTCCTGCATTATTAAATTTATCAGGATCTTTTAAAAAATCAACAACTTCTTGTAATTCATATTTTGATTCATCACATCCAGCAACATCCGCAAAAGAAACATTTACCATTTCAGCATTAATTAATTCTTGTTTTTTATTAAGCATGTTTACAGGATTTCCCATTTGAAATCGCGAAAATACTGTAGATAAAATTAGATAAATTAAAATAATTGGAAATAAATTACTTAGAATTCCGCTAATAAAATTACCATTATCAATAATTGAATATACATCAAAATTAATATTATTATTTTGTAGTGTATCAACAACCATATTACTTAATTGTGGAACTTTAGTTGGAATATAATGTAAGTTATCAGGAAGAATTAAATTATCATAATGTTTATCAATAGCAATAATACCATTAATATTATTATTTTGTTCAATTAATGAAGCAGAATCAATATTATGTTTATCAATATTATCCTGTAAATCATTAATTGTCCAAATATTTCCAAAAGAATTTTTTGATGCTGTAGAATATTTTTTTATAATTTCAGCTGGTTGATAATTTGTTAATAATGGTTTATTACCAATATTTAAACAAGTTATTTGCTTCAATAAAAACATAATACATAATAATTTCATTTATAAATTATTATTTATCTTTTATTCTTAAATTAGTTTAGAATATATTATAAAATGTAAAAGAAAGTAAAAAATTATAAATTTGTTATATTATAATATATAAATGAGATCAATAATCAGAAAAAATAGATTATCTACATCTATTATATTATTTTTAATAATTTTTATTACTATAGTTCAATTCAAACCTGCTTTTCTTTTTAATAAAGATGGTTCTATACGTAGTTTTGGTTTAGGTAAAAGTAATACTTCTATTATACCTGTATGGCTATTTGGAATTTTAGTAGCTATATTATCTTATTTATTGATTTTATATTTGACTTCTTTTAATATTATTTAAATGAAGAATAAATTAATCTGTAACATAGTATATTCTCTCTTCATCCTTTTTGCTAATCTTACCATCTTTTTCTAATTGTCTTTCAAAATCAGCATGGCGTTCTTGCATTTGTTTTACATCACTATTACATCCTTTAGATACAATATAATTAGTTGATGCTGTTATTGTTAATATACCAGTTAATAAATACCACATTGACTCTGATATGATATCTTTCAAACATACAAATCTATATAATCTTTCTTTCATATCAGGTGTTACACTATTTTTGAATAATCCACCTTTCTTCATTATATTCCATAATTCATTAAATTTATCATAATCACTATTAAATTGATTTAATATTAAAGAAGGATCAGATAAAGAATCTGAAATAAATTTAGCTAATTCTTTACTATTTCCAACACTTTGTTCTGATATTTTATCTTTCAAAATATCTTTTAATAATTGTTCAGAACCTAATAATTTGGTAATACCATAACCAAAAGTATTTGAAAATGGAACTAACCACCCTTTAAATACTAATAAAATCATAAACAATACACCAAAAATTATTATCCATGGAAATAATGTTGTCATAAGAGCAATTCCCCATTGATTACTTCCACACATTGTTTTAGTAATTCCTAAATTAACTATGAATTGTATTATAATATTACTTAATAAGTAAATTATGAAAATTATATTTTTTTTAAATTTATCTCCACAAGAAGCATATTGAAGTGGAATAAATATTAATAATGTTATTATAACAAATATTAATACAGATGACGATGGATTATATATTGAACCTTGAGAGCTGAAAGCAATAACTATTGTTATCCCTATAAATAATGATAATAAAATAGAAGGAGATAATATATTCATATATAGATATTATTAATAAATTATTTTATTTAAATAAATTATTAATGGAAAAAATTACACCATCATTAATAGAAAATAGCACTAAATTTTATTTAAGAAGTGCTTTAAAAGAAAGTAGAAATATTAAAAATAAGTATATTACTATAGGTGTCAATATTTTTTTATTTATATTATTTATTATAGTTATTGTTGGTTTTTTATTATATAAATATAAAGGAAAATTAACACCTGAAGAAAAAGAAAAGAAAGATAGAGAGAAACAAGAATATTTAATTAATATGATGCAAAAATATTCTATAGAAAAACAAAAAGAAAGCCAAAGTTTAATTACTAATTTACCATTAAATCATCCACAGATATTTTGATTTAACATTGATATAAATTTTTCTAATTATTAAATTAATATAATTAATTTTAATTATAATTATATTAATAAATATTATAATAATGGATGATAATAAATTTGAAACTGCCTTTAATGAATTTTTTAAATTAAAACATTTATATGAAGAAAAAATTAATAAAGCTAAGAATATTATTATAAAAAATCCAAATTTGAATTCTCAAGAGAAGAGAGAAAAATTTAAATCATTGAAAAAAAGATGTATTAATTGTGGAAAAGAAGGCGGAACTACATTTAAAATATATGATAATATTTTAGAAGCTAAATGTAATGCTTCAACACCATGTAATTTACATATTAAATTACAAAGAGCTAAAACCAAATTATTAAATAACTACGATGAAGAATTATATAATGAAATAATGGAAAAAAAATCAAAAATAATTGTAAATAAATTAAACTACTTATATGGTTATGAAACAGAAAAAAATACATTAGTAAAATTTAATACTATTAAAAGCGAGTTAATGAAGTTAATTAAAGATTATGAAATTGTTAATACATCTTATAATAATATTGTTAATAGCGAAGATAAAATAAAGATTATTAGAGAGAAAAAAGATGAATTATTTATTTTAATTGAAAATATGAAAAAATTAATTAAACAATACATGGAAGAAGACAATGATGCTTTCTTGAAAGAAGGATTAGAGATATATGTAAATTATATTCAACCTATTACAAAAGAATTACTTAATATTAAATATGCTAATAATTCAATATTAATAGAAGAAAAAGAAAAAGATAAAAAACTTTATAAATTAATTCAAGAACCATATACTTTAAAAGAACTTACATATTCAATTATTGGACAAGATAATAAAATTTTAATTAATAAAAAATAGTTTTATAATATATATGTTAGGGAAATATATTAATTTTCCAGTATTTTTAGTTTCTCTCGCAATAGGTATCCTTTTTATATATTTATTTCAACCAGAATTGAATGTAATTTATGTTTATCCTACACCTGATAATCAAAACAAAATACTCTATAAGGATAAAACAGATAATTGTTTTAAATTTAACGCAGAAGAAGTAGATTGTCCCGATGATAAAACTAAAATAAAAAATATACCAATTCAATAGTAAATTATTATTTTCATTATATTTATATATATATAATGAAAACTAAGATACAAGAACTTTTACATAGTAAAGCAGGAAAATATATGTTTTCTATTATTTTAGGAATTGGATTAGCTAGTTTATTTAGAAAAGCTTGTAATTCAAGAAATTGTTTAGTTTTTAAAGCACCAGCATTTTCTGATATTAAAAATAATATTTATAGTTATGGAAATAAATGTTATAAATTTACACCTACAGCTACTAATTGTAATAAAAGTAAAAAAATTGTAGAATTTGCGTAGGTAAAAAAAATAATTAATAATTAAAATATATTATAGATGACTACTAATCAAGAAACTACTAATATTGATGAATTGCCTTCTAGTAATGTTAATAGTGTCCCCGTTCAAAATGTATTTAATGAAAATAATACCGAAAATGTTAAAATGCCAAATTATGGAGAACAATTAAATTCTGAACAAGAAGTTGCTCCCGCATTACAAAATATTGATTATACAAGTAAATTAAATTCAACATTAAAAGATATTGGTAATGGCAATCCATTACAGCTACCAAGCAGAGATATTCCTCAAAATACAGCTTCTATTAATAATGACGTAAATGTTCAACCAAATTATATACCACCAAATAATAATGATTATATCGCAAATCATATTACTCCAGATGAAATAATACAACAAAATAGAGAAAAAGAAGTTATAAATGATAAAACAGAAGAATTTTATGAAACAATTCAAATGCCAATATTAGTTGGATTATTATTTTTTATTTTTCAATTACCATTTATTAGAAAAAATTTATTTATTTATTTACCATCCCTCTTTAACAAAGATGGCAATCCTAATCTCTCTGGTTATCTTTTTAATAGCGCTATTTTTGCCTTATTATATTTTTCATTTACATACATATTAAAGTATATATCAATATAAATAATTATTAATTTATATATTAATGTAATAATTATTCTACAGTATTAGTCATTTCAATTTCACTATTTGAAGTTTCATTTATTTTGTTAATTAATTCATTCTTTTTTTCTATTGTTTTTTCTAATTCTGTCTCTGTTTCTTTATCTAATTTTTCTTCAGTTGTTTCATCTTCTTTTTTTGTATCTTCTTTGTAGATATTAATAATAAAATGATCTTCAGCAACATCAGGAAAGCATTGACCTTTATCTTTAAAATTATTTTTAAATAAAGTTATTGAATTTCCACTAACAGAAGGAGCATCTTGTTGTAATCTTTCATATTCTTCTAATGCCCATGTTGTTAATACATCAGATGGATTTCTATCAAATCTAGACATACCCATTTGAAGAGTCATTTTTCTATAATATGAACCAAATTGTTTTGCTATCATATTATGTTCAGCTGCTTTTTCTTCAGCATTATAGAATTTTTTAAATGATTGTATTAATGTTGATAATAATCCAATACCACCTACACCATAAAGAAACCCATTTTTAATATTATCATCTGTAACATTGGTAGCTATTAATGATAAGGTTGATGCTACACCTGTTACTAATATACCTGAAATAGAAAGATTATCAGAAAATTTTTTCCATTTTCCACCTGTATGTGAATGCATAAATCTTAATCCAGCTGCTTTCTCTCCCCAATGTTTCATTAATACTTCCATATTATCTTTCCATGATGCCGCGTTTATTTTTTTTCTCATGTCACCTAAACGAGCACTAGTTAAAGCCTCGATTTCTTCTAAACCTAGATGTTCGGTTTTCATATAAAAATATAAAATATTTTATTTTTTGTTATTAATTCATTTATTTTATATAAAATAATATATAACACTATTATTCATAATAATTATTAAGATTATATAGTAAAATATATAAATTATGGTTTCCTTCTAGCTAAAATGCTATTTTTTTACATTTTTTAATTCTTCAAAAAATTTTCGAAAAATGGACAAAAAAAATGTCCAATTTTAATTTTTCGATTTGAGAATTGTAAAAAAAAACGAAAAAATGAGTTTACAGCATAATGGTCTATTTTCTATTTTTGAAAAATAAAAAGTGTTACTGAAAGTTTTTTATAATTTTTTATAAAAAGTATTTAGGGATTTTTTGGTCACTATATATATGATGACTAATAATGACTTTTTTGTCCAAAAAATCCCACTTAAATTTTGCTGTGATAAATGTAACTATGCCACGAGTGTAAAAAAAGACTTCAATAAACATTTAATGACATTGAAACATAAAAATCGTGAAAATAGTGACCAAGAAAATAATTTGTCCCAACCTAAATTATTTATTTGTAATTGTGGTAAAAAATATAAATATAAACAGGGGCTTTCACTACACAAAAAAAAATGTCAAGGAGAGATAAAGGAAGATACTGTATTAATACCAGATAATAAAGATGATATGAAAGAATTAGTATTAAAATTAATTAATCAAAATAGTGAACTACAAAAAACAATACATGATTTAATACCTAAGGTTGGTAATAATAATAATAGTAATAATACAATAAACAATAAAAATAAATTTAATATTAATGTCTTTTTAAATGAAAAATGTAAAGATGCACTATCAATGGACGAATTTATTAATAAAATAGAAGTTTCGATGAAAAACTTATTAACAACAAAAGAAAAAGGGCAAACACAAGGAATAACAAATATAATAATGGAAAATATGAATAAACTTTCTCTATATGAAAGACCATTACATTGTACAGATAAGAAACGTGAAACATTATATATAAAAAATAATGAATGGGAAAAAGATGAAAATAAAGAATATATATACAAAGCATTAAAAAGTGTTGAATCAAAACAATTAAAAAATTTAAATCTTTGGTTAAAAGAACATCCAAATTATATGAATAATCCAAATGAACAAGAAGAATTTGCTAAGTTAATGAGTCATTGTGGAAAATCAGTTGAAGATGGAAAAAAAAAAATAATAAAAAAATTATGTGAAAATGTATATATAGAAAAAATAGAAGATTGAAATACTTTATAAAATAAATAAAAATATTTATTTAATAAAGTTTACAGTGTCCTTCTAGCTAAATTGCTATTTTTTTGCATTTTTTAATCCGCGAAAAATATTTTGAAAATGGACAAAAAAGTATGTCCAATTTTTAAATATCGATTTGAGAATTGCAAAAAAAAACGAAAAAACGACTTTAGACCATAATGGTGTAATTTCTATTTTTGAAAAATAAAAAGTGTTACTGAAAGTTTTTTAATTATATTCGTAAATAATTTAGGCATTTTTTCGCTATCCAATATATGGATAGTATGGATAGTAAAATGGATAGTGAAAATAATGTATATAAATACGTATGTGAAAAATGTAACTTTAAAACGTGTAATAAATATAATTTTTCCAAACATAATTTATCTCTAAAACATAAAAGACAAGAAATGGATAGTAAAAAATGTGAAAAAATGTATTATTGTAATTGTGGAAAAAAATATAAATATGATACGGGATTATATAAACACAAAAAAAAATGTCAAGGAGAGAAAAAAGAAGAAAATACAATAATACAAAGTGATAACAAAGATGATATGAAAGACTTAGTATTTAAACTTATTAATGAAAATCAAGAATTAAGAAAAACAATTACTGAAATGATACCCAAGATGGGAAATAATAATAATAACTTAAAACAAAAATTTAATATTAATGTATTTTTAAATGAAAAATGTAAAGATGCATTATCAATGGATGAATTTATTGATAAAATAGAAATATCTATGAAAAACTTATTAACAACAAAAGAAAAAGGTCAAACTCAAGGAATAAGTAATATAATAATGGAAAATATGAATAAATTATCATTATATGAAAGACCATTACATTGTACAGATAAGAAACGTGAAACATTATATGTGAAAAATAATGAATGGGAAAAAGATGAAAATAAAGAATATATAAATAAAGCATTAAAAAAAGTAGAAAAAAAACAATTAAAAAATATACAATTATGGTTAGATGCTCACCCAAATTATATGAATTGTAGTAATCAACAAGATGAATTTGCGGAATTATTGCGAGAATGTGGAAAATCAATAGATGATAATAGAGAAAAAATAATAAAAAATCTGTGTAATCAAGTATATTTAGATAAAGAAGATTGAAATGCTTTATAAAATAAATAAAAATTATGTATTTTATAAAATTATGGTGTCCTTCTAGATAAATTGTTATTTTTTTTCATTTTTCAATCCGCAAAAAATATTTTGAAAATTGGACATTTTTTATGTCCATTTTTGAAAAGTCGATTTGAGAATTGCAAAAAAAACGGAAAATTGAGTTTAGAGCATAATGCTCTACTTTTTATTTTTCAAAAATAAAAAGTGTTACTGATAAATTTTTAATTATTTTTGAAAAAGATTTAGGCTCTTTTTTATGTAGTATATATATACTACAAATGACTACAAAAAACGAGCAAAAAAGAGCAAAAAATGAACTTCATTGTCTATGTTGTAACTTTACTACGTATAAAAAAAATAATTTTGAACGTCATATTATGACATCTAAACATCAAAGACTACAAAATACTACAATAAAAGAGCAAAAAGAGCAACCAGACGGTAAGAAGTTTGCTTGTGAATGTGGAAAATCATATAAACATCATTCCAGTCTTTATAATCATAAACATAAATGCAATTATAAAAGTAATACAGATTCAAATGCTAATAGTATTGAAAATAATGATATTAATAAGAAACTGGATGATACAATGAATTATAAAAATTTATTTTTTGAATTAATTAATGAAAATAAAGAAATGAGGAGTATGTTAATGAATCAGCAAAAACAAATAACTGAAATTATTCCAAAAATAGGAAATAATAATGTTATTAATAATACAACTAATAATAAAAATAAATTCAATATTAATGTATTTTTGAATGAAAAATGTAAGGATGCGATTTCATTAGATGAATTTATTAATAAAATAGAAATATCTATGAGCGACCTAATTACAACAAAAGATAAAGGTATGATAACAGGAATAAGTAATATAATAATAGAAAATATGAGTAAACTATCATTATATGAAAGACCTTTACACTGTACAGATAAAAAACGTGAAACAATATATATTAAAAATGAAGAATGGGAAAAAGATGAAAATAAAGAACAAATTAATAAAGCATTAAAACAAATAGAATCAAAACAATTGAAAAATGTTCAAGTATGGTTAGATGAACATCCAAATTATATGAATTGTTCAAAACAACAAGAAGAGTTTGCTGAGCTATTACGCGAATGTGGTAAATCAATCGAAGATAACAAAGAAAAAATAATTAAGAATATTTGTAATGAAGTATATGTTGATAAAGATTAATTCTATAATTTTTCAATTGGAATATTGTGTTCTTCACTAATTTTTTGACAACATTCATCATTATTATAATCATTGATATAATATATTTTTTTAATCCCAGAGGCAACTAATAACTTCATACAATTAAGACATGGATAGTGAGTTATGTATGCAAAAGCTTCATTACAAGAAGCTCCTCTTTTAGCACAATCACATAAAGCATTTTGTTCTGCGTGAACAGTTGCCACTTCATGACCGTTTCTAATAACTTGTTCATGTGGTGCTCCAGGTAAGTAACCATTATAACCTTGAGAAATAATTCTATTATCTTTTACTAGAATACAACCAACATGTAATTTTTTACAAGCCGAACGTGTAGCCGTAATTTCTACTAGTTGTTTATAATATTCGCTCCAAGATGGTTTATTTTCCATTATTAATTATTAATTATTCGTAATAATTATTTTAAGTTATTATCATTATTATTATAATATAAATGGTTAAAAAAACAAAAATAAATTTGAATACAATAAATACACATATAAATGCTCTAATTGATAATTTAGATGATAAAAGAATTTGTAAAAATATAGATTTAGTTCTAGATGGGGGTATATTTAATGGAGGTTATCAAATAGGATGTGTTTTATATTTAAAAACATTGGAAAAGAAAAAAATTATAAATATCGAAAGAATATCAGGTTGTAGTATAGGTTCATATATAGGTTTTTGTTATTTAACTAATAATATACAAGAATGTATTAATAATTATGAACAATTATTAAAATGTTATAGAGAAAATAACAATTTTAAATTATTCAAAGAATTATTATATGATATAGTAATTAAGAAAGATTATTCATTAGATATAATAAATAATAAATTTTATATAACTTATCATCAAGTAAAAAATACAAAAAAAATAACAAAAAATATTTTTGATAGTAAAGAGGATTTATATGAAAGTATAGTTAAATCATGCTTTATACCATACATGATAAATGATGAATATTATTATAAAGAAAATTATTTAGATGGGGTTTCACCTTATATTTTTGAAAAGAGTGATAAAAAAATTATATTTATAAGATTATTATCATTAGACAAATTATTTGAATCTTTTATAATTAAAAATGAAAATAATATAATAACTAGATTATTAAGTGGAGTTGTAGATATTGATAATTTATTTCATAATAAAAAAACTCAATTTTGTTCATATATAGATAACTGGAAAATGAATGATTATATAATGATAAGATTAAGGAATATAATTGCTATATTAGTAGTTTTTAGTATCGAGTATATTATAAAATTTTATAATAATATACCGGAAAAAATAAGAAATTCATATATTATAGAGAACATTCACATAATAATTAATTATATTTATAAAGAATTTTTAAAAACTCATATTTTATAAACGTAACTTATATCCAAAAAATTTACCTCTTTTATTTTTTGTTTTTTGTAGTTTTTTGCCTTTTTTTTGCGTTCTGCGTTTATTATTTTTTTTAGTTTTTTTAACTCTTTTATCCTTGCTTTCTTTTTTGTCTTTTTCAGAAGGAATATAACGTAAAAAGTATCTATCATATTCTTCTGTTCCTCTTTTATTTTTTAATTCTTGAAATCTTTCAGTTTTTTCAGCTCTTATAGATTCCATTGTTTCTTGTTTACCATAACAATTAATACTAAAACGTTTTAATAAACCTTTTTGTTCTAATCGATTTCTTGCTTGAACATTAAATAAGTATTGCGCCATGCAAAGTAATCTATTTTTATCATAATATGGGCGATTGCTGTAATAGAAAGCTAAATAAAAACTTAAAATAGTATCAATAGTCGCGACCTTAATATTTCTACCTTTAATTTTGATATTATTATAACTGTGACAAGCTAAAGGTTTATATATAAATGCGACTGTATCATTATCTACAATAATTTCATAATGAGGTGCTATTATTTCACCAAAACCAGATTTTTTAAGAATAGTTACATTATTAATTCCATTACCTTTTAATCGTTCTTTTGTAATTTGAGCGGAACGTGCTGGATCTTCAGATAATATATCAAAATCAGGATATTTTTTAAGGAAATTTTCTTCTTTTTTACCCATGTATTTTGAATATAAAGATATCGCATAACTTCCAAAGAAAACAAGACCTTGATCTATAAAACTATTTCTGATAATATAATATAATTTATCACTATCTTCTTTAGTATCATTCTCAAATTTTCTGGCAAAATCTTTTGGATCACAGTTGTATCCTCTAAGTGGATAATGTTTATTTAATAATATTAATCTTTTAAGAACTTTTTCCCATCTTGAAACATCACCTTCGGGTCTTGAAAGTTCAAGATACATACTCATTCTTAAAAAATTAGGTGGAGCATACATAATTCCATTAACATGAATTGATTCCATAGAGATGGCCTTGAATAATTTATCTTCAAGAAATGTAATATCAGCAACTGGAATAAAGTTAACATATACTTTATATGTTCCAGTATGAACACCTGCTTTTGCTTCAACTTCAGTATAACCTTTTGAATAATAAATATCAGCTAATTCTTTGGCATGTTGTAAAGCATTTGGAGAGAAAAAATCATAATCAGGTATTTCAATATTTTTATTATAAAATTGATCTTGTTGTGGAAGAATGTTATTGATAGCTGTTCCACCATAACATACTAATTTTTTAGATTTAATAAAATCTTCAACAATTTTAATAATTGTTATAATTTCAGGAGAATTAGCAATACGTTTTCCAGCTCTTTCCTCCGCTTTATCAACAGCTTGTCTTAATATATCTAATTCTCTTTCATTAAATTCTTCTTTAGTATATTTTTTCATTAATATATAGAGAGAAAAATATACGAATTATATAGTAAATGAATAGAAATCACTTTTAATTGGACGAGGTTTGTATGAGTATTTTTCAGGAGGAGGTGCAGGTTGATCAACAGTAACAGGAACAAATCTAAGATTTTCAGGTTTTAATACAAAAGCACTATTATTTTCACTGAAAAATAAATCGGCAAATTCTAAATTAGCATCATAATTTTGATAAGCCATAGCAATAAATTGACAACCATATTTTTGACACATAGAAAAATTAGGGTTTACTGGATCACCAGATTTGTCTGGCAAAACAATGGTGATATTTCTTTTATTAAAATCAGCAAAATTATAATCTTGATTATATAATACATCTCTAAATCTAGTTTGTCTCATAAAAACGCTACCACTAGCAAGATTTACAAGTTCATCAAGTTCGGTTTTTTGAAAAAGAGGATTATCTCTATTAACAATAATGATAACCTTGTTATAGAATTGTTTAATTGGAAGTTTTCCTAAATTTTGACCATTGTTTTCGTAACTATAATTAATTCCTAATAATTTTGATTGTAAAGCACTTTTTAATGAGTTATACATTTCAGTATATATTTTTGTATTGTTTGAATTAATTCTAAAATGTAAAATTAATGGATCATCGGGATTCGGACAATTACTGTCAAATGCATTTTGATTAATAATATCTAAGGCATCAGAGAAGGATACGTAGTTAAATGTTTCTTTTAAATGAAAATCATTTTGAGATGATGTGGCGATAACAGGTTTATCATTTATAGAATAAATTTCAAAGTCTAGACATCTAACACCTTGTTTAATACATGCTTCTAAAGCACAAGTATTTACAAAATCATTTTTGAAATTTCCTGGACTACAAGCATTGAAGGCAGTTTTAATATAATAGTCTCTTAAATCATAATCTTGATTATTAGAAAATTTCAAAGATTTTATAGGCGGATAATTTTTATATAGTAATTCCATTTTAGTACAATTAGCTCCAGTAGAACCTTTTAATCTTAAAATACTGTAAATATAATATACAATACCAAAAACTATAGTTATAAATATTAATATTGAAACAATAATAATAATTTGATTATTATTCATTTTATTTAAAGTTTTTTTGGTAGTATCAATAACATTATTTTTTATATTATTGGCAGTATCCATATATAATTATAGTGATAAAATAGTTAAATATATAATTAATAATAATAATAATTATATATAAATGGGAGGAGGTTTATTAAATTTAGTTGCTTATGGTAATTTAAATGTTATTGTAAATGGGAATCCTTCAAAAACTTTTTTTAAAACAACATATGCAAAATATACTAATTTTGGTTTACAAAAATTTAGAATTGATTATTCTTGTCTAAGAACTCTTCGTTTAAATGAAGATTCAGTTTTTACATTTAGAGTTCCAAGATATGCTGATTTACTAATGGATACTTATATTGCGATTAAATTACCAAATATATGGAGCCCTATACTACATGAAAATGATGAAAATAATCAAATACCATATGAATTTAAATGGATACGTGATATTGGAGTCCAATTAATAAAAAAAATTAGATTAACAGTGGGAGGGCAATTAATACAAGAATTTACAGGGCAATATTTATTGAATATGGTTGCTCGTGATTTTCCGGAAGCAAAACAAGATTTATTTAATCAATTAATTGGAAATGGTAGTAAAGAATTTGGTTCTCAATTAACAAACCCAGCTTTTTATGGTGGTAAATCAATTTATGGAGCAGGTAATAATGGTGTATATCCAAGCGCTATTTATATTCCTGAAAGTCAAGGTGGACCCCAGCCATCAATAACAAGTGAGACTATATATATACCAATAAATATATGGTCAACTTTATCAAGTAAAATGGCATTTCCTTTAGTTGCATTACAATATAATTATTTACAAATTGAAATTGAATGTAGACCGATAACAGAATTATTTGTAATTAGAGATGTTTTAAGACCAAATATAGATGATAATAATAGGGGTAAATATGTTAGACCAGATCAAAATATACCAGCATATCAGTTTTATAGATTTTTACATCCACCACCAAATAATAATTTAAATGAAACAAATAATGACGTTTATATTGATAAAAGAACAGATTGGTTTGCGGATATTCATTTAGTATCAACATATGCTTTTTTAAGTGATGATGAAGTAAGAATATTTGCATCTAAACCGCAAAAGTATTTGATAAGAGAAGTTCATGAATATGATTTTTACAATGTTACTGGAAATCAAAGAACTAAGATTTATTCAATGGGACTTGTAGCTAATTGGATGTGGTATTTTCAAAGAGATGATGTAGATCAAAGAAATGAATGGAGTAATTATACAAATTGGGAATATGGTGTTTTAGAACCAGCAGGCCCTTTACCTGGTCAAGCATTTCCTAATAATAGACCATTTAATCAAGGTTCAATGCCATTAGGAACATATGGAGCAATTAGACCACAAAATCAGAGGGATATAATGTTAACATGGGCTTTACTTTTTGATGGAAAATATAGGGAAAATCCATTTCCAGCAGAGGTTTATAATATGGTAGAAAAATATATTAGAAATGGTTCTTATTCAGAATCTTTTCTTTATTGTTATAATTTTTGTTTAGATACAAGTCCTTTTAATTTACAACCTAGTGGAGCAGTAAATTTAAGTAAATTTTCAGTTATAGAATTTGAATATTCAACATATACCCCTCCAGCTGATGCAAATGCTCAAACATTAGTAGTATGTGATGACGATAGTAATCCTATTGGTGTAAATAAACCAACATGGAGACTTTATGATTACAACTATAATTTACATTTAATGGAAGAAAGATATAATATATTAATATTTGAATCAGGTAATGCTGGCTTAATGTTTTCTAGATAAAGTTAATAACCGTCTAAATCATTCATATATTCATCATAATCTAATTGATCTTGATTTCTATTATCATATCTATCTCTTCTATCTTGATAATCGCGAATATTGTGTCTATGCCGTCTATTGTGATTAAAATCTCTATTTATTTTTCTATATCCATATTTATTATAATTATAATCTTTATCATTCTCATTATTATCATCACTATTATGTTGTTTATTTGACCAATTTTTTTTATCATGATGATAGATATGATGGCAAATATTTTTATCGCAAAATATTGAAATATTATCACCATCCTTATTTCTATCATTTCTATGTTTTCTATGTTTTTTATCTTTAGATTTATCATAATCAGAAGTGCTTGGTTTTATAGGTCCACAAGCATTAAATGAATATGGTCCACAGTCAGTGAATACTCCAGTAATAGAAGGTCTACATGTAAAATTTCTTGTAAATTGAGATGAATCTTTATCGTATTTTTCAATTTTTTCATCATCTTCATAAACATAATGTTCCTGTGGATTATCGGCTATATCTAAACCTGATTTAGCATTTGTCCATGGATGAGTTGATATAAAATGAGCAGGAACCTCAATGTTATTTATATTTTTAGATATAGTATTTTTTTGCGAAGTATTATTTTGTTCAAAATTTTCTTTTTTTGTATAGCAATTTGTTAAATATAAGAAAAAGAAGAGAAATAGTAAAATTAAAGATAAATAAAAATATAATTTTACATTTTTATTATTAATTATATTATTTATCATATAATTAATACAGAGATAATAAATTGTATATCTAATATATATATGAAGTATATATTAGATAATGTTAAATATAACAAAATTAAGGAAAAGGTAGATAAAATAGTAATAAATCCTGGTGAAATTTTAAATGAGTGGAAAGAAAATAGAGGTTATATAAATATATATAAAAAGAAAGAAAATAGAGATAATAGTAAAGCAATAATTTTTGTTCATGGTGGAGGTTTTTTATGGGAGTCGCCAAATGAAGAATCTTATATATTTTTTTGCTATGTTTTATGTGAATTGACAGGATATGACATATATTGTCCAGATTATGTTCTTCCACCGACAGAAACATATCCAGCTCAGTTAAATGATATAATAAAACTAAGAAAATATATTCAAAATAATTATAAATATTTTTTATTAGGTGGAGATTCAGCCGGTGGTTGTACAGCATTATCATGTTTGTTAAAATATAATGAGTTATTTAATGGTGGATTTTTAATTAGCCCATGGTTAAATTTATATTGTAATACTAGTTCTTATAAAACTAGGGCTTGGTGCGAAAAAATGAAAACCGGAGATCCAATATTTAAATTGCCCCCAAAAGAGAATTCAAAAGAATATTACAAAGATGCTAAAATATATTTAGGTAATGATAATTTATTTAATAATAAAATTGCTAATCCATATTATGCTTCAGAAAGTACAATAAAAAAAATGCCACCTTTATTGATTTTAGTTGGAGATAATGAAACAATAAGAAATGATAGTTTAGATTTTGCTTCAAAAGCACAAAAAGTTAATAAAAATATTTTTGTATCACTTTATGATACAATGTGGCATGACTGGTTACTATATACTGAAAATAATTCGGGAGAATATGGAATAGATGGTTATTATAATATTAGTGAATTTTGTAAAGGTGTTACAAATAAAAGGGCAGAAAGTTTTGAGAAAAATCATATAATGAATAATGTAAAAGTTAATATTGTATTATAAATTCATTAAGAAAATAGAAATGGATGCAAAAACTAAACCAATAATTTGAGTATTATTTAAAGGTGTGTTAAACATTGCCCAGTTTAGAAGACTTTGAGTAGTTGTATATAAATTACTTATAGCATCAACAAAACCTGGATTAGGAGAATTCGCATAACCTTTATATAGAGTAATTAATCCTGAAGCATTAAAAATTGCCGAACCAAAAACAAATGGAAGATTTTTAATATTTGTTAACAATTCGTGAAGATCTTTATTATGATTTTTAAAGAAACCATGATTATATTTTTTATTATTATCAAAAGTAAAGAATAAATAAATACTTAAACCAATTAAAACTTCATAAATAAATAATGATATTGTTAAAGAATTTTTATTTATATTTTTGTGTTTATGAATAATAGTATAACTAGTAAATGCAGCTAAACCATATGATAAAGCAGATAATAGACATAAAAAGATCCATTCGAAATATTTTTTAGAATAATCTGAAGATTTTTTGTTATTTTGTTTTTCTTTATTATCGAAATTTTCTTTGGTATTATTTTTTGATTTGCTATCCTTGTTACCTTTTTCTGTTTTACTATTAGTATGAGAAAGTAAAAATACTGAAAATAAATAAACAAATATACCTATTAAATTTTTAGAATTTATTTTCATATTATAGAAATAATATGGAAGAGCAATGCTAATAATTAAAGAAAAATTGCTTAATGTTGAAGCTATTCCTGGATTTATATTATCTAGTTGTTTACCCTTGCTATAAGCAAAGTAGAGTATACTATTACCAAGTAAAGATAAAAGAGCATAGAAAAATATAGTGATATTAAAATTTTTAAATAAAAATAATATATTACTAATTAAATTATGAATAGATTTTGGATTAATAAAATATAGAAAAAATGAAAATATAAATGAGAGTATAAGATAAGCAGCATGTGTTGATGTGTTTAGTGCTAAAGTATTATAATTATTTACAGATGATAATTTATATGATATTAAAGATTGGAATGCAAAAGAAAAATTAGATAAGAATGATGATAAAAGCCAATTCATATATTTATTATATATATAATAAATTATATTATAAATTAAGCATAAATATTATTAACTTGTTGGGTTACTCTAATAAATGTTGTACATTTACTCATATCTTTTATATTTTTAGCATTAATATAAGTGCAAGTGCTTCTTAATCCACCAAGATAATCTAAAACTGTATCTTCTAGTTTACCTTTGAGTTTAATTTTAATATGTCTCCCTTCAGATGAACGATAATTATTCATTTTTCCATAATGTGTTTCCATAGCATGTTTTGAACTCATTCCATAAAAAATTTTATATTTAATATTATTTTCTTCTATAATATCTCCTGGATTTTCTTCATGACCGGCAAATATTCCACCAGCCATAACAAAATCAGCTCCTCCACCAAAAGCTTTACCCATATCTCCTGGACATGTAATACCACCATCACCAATAATATGACCTTTAACACCATGAGCAGCATCGGCGCATTCAATAATAGCAGATAATTGAGGCATCCCAACACCAGTTTTGATTCTTGTAGTGCAAGCGGATCCAGGCCCAATTCCAACTTTTACAATATCAACCTTTCCATTTAATATTAATTCTTCAACTAATTCTCTAGTAACAACATTGCCAGCAATAATAATTTTATTAGGAAAAGCTTGTCTAACTTTTGCGCAAAATTCAATTAATTTAGAAATATATCCATTCGCAATATCAATACAAATCCAATTACACTCAACAACTTGAAAAATAGATTTTAATTTTTCAAAAGATTCATCGCCAATGCCAGTTGAAATCATGAATAGGTTAGGATTTGGAGAAGTTTTTTGAAATTGCGAATAATCATTAATAGAATAAAATTTGTGAAGAGCTGTGATAATATTATGTTTGCTTAAGATATTATAAATTTCAAATGTTCCTGTTGTAGACATATTAGCGGCAATAATAGGTTTACCATACCATTCTACATTACTATATTTGAATTTAAATGTTCTATCTAATTCAATTTCAGACCGACTATTTAATGTAGTTCTTTTAGGTCTAATAAGAACATTATGAAAGTCAAGTTTAATTTCAGATTCTATTTTATTCATTATACTATGTATAAATTTATAATGAATATATATTTAATATATTTTATATGTTATTTAATATAATTTTCATGATATTTATTATATATAAAATATATAATGACAGATAATTTAAATAATTTATTTGGTAGTAATTTTAGTAGTGATGATATAATAGATAAAAAACGATTAGAAAAAAATATAGATAATATACCAGATAATAATGATACACAAGAAGATCAAAGTTCACTAGGTGGAAGAATATTATCAGGCATAATGTTTTTAGCAATAG